CAAGCAAGAAATTCTGTAAGTGGACTCAGTTCAAGTACTAGAGGAGTATTTGCTGGAGGAAACAACGGTTCAAACTTAAACACTATTGATTACATAACACTTGCTTCTGCAGCAAATGCAGTCGATTTTGGTGACCTTCTAAATGTTTCACAAAAACCATCAACGTGCTCAAATAGCACAAGAGGAATAATTACTTTAGGTCTTAGTGCTTCTGGTTATTCAAATATTATTGAATATGTAACAATAGCAACCACAGGAAACGCCACCGACTTCGGTGACTCTACGCAAAATCATGGATTTGCCTCTGCTTGTGCTAGCACAACACGAGGAGTTGTTGGTCCTCGATTCTTAGGAAGCAACACAGATTCTAACGTAATCGACTATGTGACCATTGCCTCAACAGGAAATGCCACAGACTTTGGCGATAGCACAGTGGCTAGATTTAATTCAGCAAGTTGTTCAAGTAGCACTCGTGGAATTTGGACAGGTGGCCTTACAAGTGCTGACCAAAACCAAAATGTAATCGAGTACATAACAATCGCCTCAACAGGAAATGCCACAGACTTTGGCGATTTAACAGTTGCAAGATACAACTTATCTGGTGCTTCTAGCAGTACTCGTGGGTTATTTGCTGGTGGAACCGTTTATGGAAGCAGTGCAAGCAACGTAATTGACTATATTACAATCGCTTCTACTGGAAACGCCACCGATTTTGGTGACATACTATCTGCTGGACTGGCTAACGCAGGACTATCTAACGCTCATGGAGGTCTATAATGCCCATAACTACTTTAAAGAATAAGACCTCTGGTAGAAAGTTACTTGCTGGCAACATAACTGACTCTTTACAGTCAGCATTTGTATCTATTGCTACTCCTACAATTTCAGGCAGTGCTAACTTTATAGACTTTACTGATATTCCACAAACATTTCAACATTTACAAATTCGTTTCTCTATTCTTGCAAACGCAACTAATGCAGATGTTACTCTAACATTTAATGGTGTTTCATCGGCAGGCAGTTACACCTATCACGAACTTCGTGGTACTGGAACCGACACCTCTGCAACTGGAAATGGTTCAACAACTTTTATGTATGCTGCTACTAACGCGACAAGTGGAACCTATCCTGCCGTAGGTATTGTAGATATTTTTGACTACGCTAATGACAATAAAATAACAACTATTCGCTCACTTTCAGGAAAAGATGAGAACGGTGGCGGAACTCTTCAAATATTATCAGGTATGAATAAAGTAACTACAGCAGTAACTTCTATTAGAGTTGACTGCGGTGCAACAATAGATACTAAATCAAAAATTGCTCTTTATGGAATTAGGGGGTAGATTGTGCCAAGAACATATGAAACTGTGCAAACCACCACTATTGCTTCAGCAACTTCAACAGTAGAGTTTACTTCTATTAGTTCTGCTTATACCGACTTAATTTTGGTGTGGGCATACAAGTCTAATAGCACAAACAACCCAACTCTTAGATTAACTTTTAACGGAAGTAGCACAGGGTATAGTGGTAGACAAATGTATGGTTCTGGGTCTTCTGTTGCTTCTAATAATAACACAAATGCTTCATTTATCTCTATCGCTCGCGCCGTAGGTGGGCCTTCGGTAGTAAATGAGACTGCGTTAGTTATTCTTCACGTTATGGACTATGCGGCTACCAATAAATATAAAACCGTATTTGCACAAGTAAACAACGCTCAAAACGGTGGAGAGTTAGACGTTGGAGTATGGGCTAATAACGCTGCAATAAATCAAATCACTTTTACTAGTCCCACCAGCAACGATTTTGCGGTTGGTTCGGTTCTAACCATATACGGAATAAAGGCGGCCTAAAAATGCCAATAACATATAAATTAATTCAGACAGTAACAGTTACAGCCGCAACGCAAAATGTTATTCAATTTTTGAACATACCACAGATTTATGATGATTTAGTTATCAAAATGAGTACTAGAACAAACGAAGCAACCTTTTATTCTGATACTGATATTACTCTTAACTCTGAATCAAGTAGGTATTGGTTTGGTTTTTACTCTGTAAACAATACTAAAGCAGCCAACACTCCAGGAAATTCTGGTTTTAATATCGTTGGAGAAGCCACCGCTGCTAGTGCAACTGCTAATGTATTTGGTATTGCTGACATTTACATTCCTGATTATAAAAGTAGCAATAATAAAGCAATAGGTTCAACAGGTGCGCAAGAAAACGATAGTACAGGTAATAATGGTCTATTCGTACATTCTAATAAAGTAGTTAATGGAACCGCCATTACAAGCATAGAACTTGACCCGTTCTATGCCCCATTAGTGACAAACTCTTCAGCGTCACTATACGGAATAGTAAAGTCATAAGGAGATAAAATGCCAACAAAACTCGTTGTAGATTGCTCTACAGGTGTTACTACTGAAGTAGAACTTACTGCCGAAGAAGTAGCCGAACGTGAAGTAAGACAAGCAGAATACCTTGCTCTCAAGGAGCAAGAACTCTTAGCAGCACAGGCCAAGGCAGAGGCTAAAGCCTCAGCATTGGTCAAACTTGCTGCCCTAGGTCTAACTGAGGAAGAAGCAGCAGCAATCGCTGGCGCTTAATACTTTCTTTCCAGTAACAGTAGGGGATAATCAATCCTATGCGTGGAAGCAAAGTTCAGGGCCGATTTAAAATAGACTTCGAAACCAAGTCTATGGATGAGGGCATGATTGATGAACTACGCGACCCTGTAGGAACGATAGTCGATTGGTGGGTCTGGAACCCAACCGAGTTTGATGATAACTACGCAGACTATGTAGACCCAATCTATGACGTGTCTAATCAGACCGATGGTCTTGGTCGCCGTTGGGATGAGCCATTTGATTTGCCCGTTATGTTGGCGCAACAAGTTCGTGGTTCAAATATATTAAATGAACGAGGCTTTTATACCGTTGATACTTTGCGCCTAGTAGTTGCCGTTGATGATATCAATAGACTTCTTCCTGCAATGATTAGCGACCCAACAGCACATATCAAGGACCGTATTGTCTTCCAGAATACTGTGTTCACGCCCACCCGCGTGAACCCACGAGGAAGGTATAAGGAACGCTATTCTGTTGTTACAATTGACTGCAACCAGGTAAACGCTGAAGAACTTGTAAATGACCCACAGTTCCAGCAGTACGCAGAGTAGGAGATTGTATGTCCTTTGAACCAGAGATAGACCCAGACCTTTTTGACGAAGATTTGATAGCAGAAATTGACCATGAATTCGACATGGCTGAGGACTATGATGACCATTACAACGATGATGAAGCCCTAGAGGAAGAGGAAGAGTAATGGCTAAAGCAACTGCAAAACAAAAAGGTAAAGTTGAAAAGGTCATGAAGGAGTATAAGTCTGGCAAATTAAAGTCAGGCAAAAAGGGTCCAGGTAAAGGACCAGTAGTTAAATCACGTAAGCAGGCAGTCGCTATCGCTATGAGCGAAGCAGGCATGGCTAAAAAGAAGAAGAAATAATGCCACGTAGAAAGAAGTCACCTGGTGCTCGTGCTGGAAAAGCGCCACAGAAACAGGTGCGTACTAATTTAACTGAGTCTAAATTTTCATCAGGTGGCGCAAGGCTACGTAAAAAGAAGGGCGGCTACATACGTAAGCCAAAGCCACCAATTAGATACACTCATCGTAAAAAGGTAGTTATATGAAGACAGTCAAAGTCAGTGGCGTAAAGCACACCGTTAAGAAGAACAAGAAGGGCGATGTAGTCGTTGACCACGAAGCCAAGGCTAAGGCTGGGAAATGGGACAAGATTAACCTGACTAAAAAGGGTGGTTCTAAGACAATTAAGCAGGGTGTCAAGGCCGTTAAGGACTGGCACAAAAAGAATCCTCACAAGAAGGAAAAATAATGGCTAAGAAGTCTGACCCATGCTGGGATGGCTACATCCAAGTTGGCATGAAGATGAAGAATGGGCGTAAAGTACCTAACTGTGTTCCAGACCGTTCAGGCAGGAACAAGATTGCAAAGCCAACAAAACAGAAAGCAGGTAAGAAATAGTGTGTGCTACATGTGGATGTATGAAACCAAAAGATAAGCACGGAGAAAAGACTCTAGCCGCTGCTAACAAAAAGTACGCCAAGAAGAAGGCGGACAAGAAGAAGGAGAAGAAGTAATGGCTCTCTCCTGTGATATGAAGAATTGCAAGTGCAAATGCAAAGTTTGTAAAGGAAAAAAATAAATGAAAAAACTATCTCCTAAGCAGAAGAAGATTGCTGCAGTTGCTGGAAACAAGAAGAAGATTGATGGGGCCGATTTTAAGGCTCTTCGTGCCTCCAAAGGCAAAAAGCAGGCTCTACCTAGAAAGCGTGGTATGTAATGGCTAAATACACCAAAGAGGCCGATGAAAAGAAAGACAAGGGCCTATTAAAAAAGGCTGGTTTTGACAAAGAGCAAAAAGAAGAGTTTGAAAAGAAAGACAAGGCTCACGGCAAAAAGAAGAAGCCAAAGACTCTTGAAGAGGACAAGGCCATCGATAAGAAGATTATCAAGGGCATAAAGAAGAAAGAAAAGGCCCACGAAAAGAAGGAAGGCAAGAAGGGCGAAAAAGAGGAAAAGAAGAAAGAAAAGAAAGAAAAGAAGTAACAAGTTGGGGCCTCGAAAGGGGCCCCTTTTGTTTATCCTATCCTTATCGGAAATCCGTGCGGACTCCGTGTAGTACCCACTACTTGCGATAAAGGGGATTTAAATGGCTTGGAAGCCTTGGTACGAAAGGCCAAAAAGAATTGAATAAAAATAAACTAAATAGCGCCCTAAATATGGCTAGTCGAGAAACGACTAGGCTCCTTTCTGCGCACCTGCGCACGGAGGCGCGAAAGAGCGGCTGGTCTGAAGACGTAGTCAGTTCTATGAACGTCACCTACGGAAAAGATGGCTTCACATCTAATGTGAGTAAGAAGCACTTTGATAAGGCAAGAGATTTTGAATACGGCACTCCAAATACCCAGCCTACGGCTGCCGTTCGTCGTTTTAACAACCGCACCGCAGAAGCAGAGCACTTCTTTGTAAACCGTCTCTTCAAGCATATCGAGGATGACCTATGAGTTTCCTACTTGATGAAGATGAAGCCCTAAGAGACTTACTCCTTGGGATGACCGTAACTGACCAAAAGCAGAACGCTGCTCGTAACGTTGGCGTATGGTTTGGTCAACCTGACCAAGAGTTACGTGAGCAGAAGTATCCCTACATTACAATCGATATGATTGATATTGCCGAAGATTTCACACGTGCTATGCGTGGCAAGGTTCGTCCTGCATATATCCAAGACCCAACCGTTATGGTTGCTGGTGTACAAGGCACTCAGTCAGTTCAGTTTGTTCAGCAAGTAAACTTTGATGATGATGACCATGCCTGGGAAATTGATTATCCAATCCCAGTAAACATTGACTATCAAATTACTACATATTCACGTCAACCACGTCATGACCGCCAAATATTGGCGCAGTTACTAAACACAAAGATTCCACTTCGATTTGCTGTCCTTTTGACGGGGCCAAATACCGTCTATGGCACACATCGTCGTTTGGATGTTCTGGATATCGCAAAACGCGATGTGTCAGAAAATGGCAAACGGTTGTTTGTCAATGCAATCACTGTGCGTATCTCATCCGAGATTGCACAAGAAACCTTCACCAAACTCTATAAGGCGCAAGAACTTACTATCACTGGTGTTACAGACGACGAAGGCAATACTGATGGAAGTCAGGTTATTGGTCGTGGTCAATTCACTGCAATTCAAGGCATAACTATTACGGCACCATAAGGAACAAACTCAACCTAGTTAGGAGAAAAGATGTCATTTAGTCGCCCAGGCGTTTATATTACAGAACGCCTATTACCAGCAACACTTCCGCAAGGACCAAGTGCGGATGCCGCTGGTGCAGTAGTTGCGCCTTTTGCACAGGGACCAGAAACGGTAACTCGTGTAACTTCTTGGTATGACTTTACCAAGTACTTTGGTGGATATAACGCTTCTTATCCAGCAACATTTCAGGTAGCAGCATTCTTTCAAAACGGTGGACGCGAACTTTATGTTCAGCGCCTACTCGCATCCAACGCTGTAAAAGCCGATACCGACCTAGTCGATAGCGGTAGCGCAGCACAAGTTAATATTCAATCAAAGAATGCAGGAACGGATGGAAACAACCTTCGTGCAGTTCTTTCAGCAGGTCAGGTAGCCAGCACATACACACTTACTCTGTACAAAGAGTCAGGTGTAGCAAACGACATTTCTGACGATATCCTTCTTGAACGATATGAAAACATCGTTTTTGATGATGATACTTCTAGTGATTATGCAGAAACCGTAATCAACGTTGTTTCGCCAAATATCACAGTAACAGTGGACTCAGGTTATTCAGGACAGTCATTGACTTCTGCAACCTACCCACTTGCAGGTGGTTCAAATGGAACTGCAACAGCATCTACTGATTACACCAACTACAAGGCTAGTGGTTCATCAGTATTTACTAGATTCTCAAATCTTGAGCGTCCACTTGTAATGTTCCTTCCAGTTGCTAACGCTCTTGCTTCTGGAACTACAGGCGTTTTTGATGCAGCAACTTCTTGGGCAGAAGATAACAACGGATTCGTTGTTGTAGATACTGACCCAGATTTAACTCCAGCAAACGCAGTAAGCGCTGCTGCTGCACTTGCAGATACAAGTTACGCAGCCGTCTATTACCCAAATTACTTCATTGCTGACCCACTAGGACGTGGCGCTGGTGCGCTTCGTAAAATTGGGCCATCAGGTGCTCTTGCAGGTATCTACCTATCAAACGATGCATCACGTGGTGTATTTAAGGCTCCAGCAGGTGTAGGAGTGGTTCTTCAAGGCGCCGTTGTCATGGAGAGAACCTTCACATCAACTGAACTTGACACGATGAACGCAAGCACATCGCCAGTCAACGCAATCCGTGCTCTCCCAGGTGCAGGCATCTGCGTCATGGGCGCACGTACGCTCAAGCAGGATGGAACAGCAAACAAGTATGTCAACATGCGTCGTTCGCTTATCTACATTCGCAAGCAACTAAAGAACCTCACAGAGTTTGCAATCTTTGAAAACAATGATGAAAAACTATGGGCATCACTTCGCACCGTAATCTCCTCATTCTTAGTTGAATATAAGAATCAGGGTGGTCTACGTGGCGCAACAAACTCAGATGCGTTCTTTATCAAGTGCGATGGAGAAAACAACACCGCACAATCAATTGCAAACGGAGAGGTACGCATCCAAGTGGGTGTCGCACTCCAGTATCCAGCAGAATTCGTTGTCATTGACCTAAGTCAAAAGACCGCGAATTAATTCGAAGGAGAAATGAAATAAATGCCAACAATAATCAATAACCGCTCGACACTGGTAACCGACCCGTTACGTAACTTTCGGTTCCTTGTCCAGTTTAAACCTCTAACGGGATTCCCAGGAGCACTGGGCGGAACGTTACGCAGTGGAGCCGTAAACTCTGTTTCTTTTGGGTTTACCTCTGTATCTGGTCTGTCGGTAACAACAGACTCCATCCCATACCGTGAGGGTGGGTACAACACAACCGTTCACCAGATTCCTGGTCAAACTACATTCACACCGCTCACACTACAGCGTGGTGTAATGCTTGGAACAAACCAGAACTGGGAATGGATGCGCCTTCTGTTTGCAACAGTTGCAGCAGGTGGCAGCACACGTTCAATTGCAGAAAACTTCCGTTGCAATATTGAAGTATCTGTTCTTTCACATCCAATTCCTGCTTCAGGTGCTGGAGACCCAAATGCTGCCGCTTTCTAGTTGAACAAGTTACCTTCGTACACGAAGGCTTTGATATCAACTGGGGTACAGCGCTTACAGCAGCAGGACAAGCACCAGACTTCGCAGACTAACAAAGGAACATAATGTCGAAAACAATTAGTGCAGCGGCTAAACCCGCAGTGGCAAATAAAATGCTCAGTGATGTTGTGGAAGAAAATCCACAGCAAAAAGAAATAAAGATTACTTCTCCTTCGAACAATATCGTGACTCTCCCTGGTGGCTACATAACAGCCACTGGGGAAGTCATCGATGAAGCAGAGGTAAGAGAACTCACTGGCGCAGATGAAGAAGCAATAGCAAAAGCCCCAAATGTGGGAAGAGCGTTGTTAACTATTCTGCAAAGAGGTACTGTAAGAATAGGAGAAGAACGGGCAGACGATAAGGTCCTAGATAGCATCTTATCTGCAGACCGTGATGTTCTTCTTCTTGCAATATTCAAAGCCACTTTTGGAAACACAACAATAATCCCTGTATACATTGATGGAGAAATGAAGGAAGTTGAAGTAGACCTTGATGCGGATATCCCAATCAAGACTCTATCGGACAAGGTAAATGACCGTTACTTTACTGTAAAGGGCAAAAAGAACATTTACACCGTGCAACTGCCAACAGGCAAGACTCACAGAGAAATGATTAAGAACTCTGAAAAGTCATCTGCTGAATTGACCACTCTAATGTTAGAAGGAACTGTTACAGAAATAAACGGAACACCAGTTTTAAGTAAATCCCAGGTACAAACTCTCGGAATTCAAGACCGTAAAATCATCATTGATGAAATCAATAAAAGGCTCCCAGGGCCACAGTTTGACAATGTCACTGTGACTGACCCTGATACAGGAAAAGAGGTAAGAGTTCCCGTTAATTTCGGGACCTTATTTCGATTCTAACGTGACGAGTTATGAAACACTCATTGCGGAGTGGGCAGCGCTCACTAGGTCTTTTAAAGGTTGGACACTAACGGAGATAAAAGCGTTATCTCCACGAGAACGTAAGAACTGGCTAGAAGTAGCCCGTTATGTCAGGGAAAGGGATTAGTATGGCAAATAATAAAATGCTGTCTAACGTTCGTGACCTGACTACTGCCGTTGGTCAACTGCAACAAAAAATTGACGCCCTATACAACTCTCTAGATAAAGTTTCAGGTAAAGCAACTGAGGCTCTAGGGGGTGCGCAGGGCGTCCTACAATCTGGTGGGCAGATAGGCGTTGGTCAAGGTTCTACAACAATGAACCTTGGTTCAGACAACGCCAAATTCCCAACTTCACAGCCGTCTTCTGGCGGCAAGATGATGCCATCAAGTCTTGGAAACTTTAGTTTCTCATGGCAATTTAGACAAGGAAATCCAGAAGCAAGTTTAATGACTTCGCAGGCTGGCGGTGGAGGTGGCGGAGGAGGCGGTGGCACCGGATTTTTTGGTCCTGTAGATGCTTTTAAATTTGGATTTAAAGGTGCCGCAAAAGTTGGGCTAGGTGTTGCTGCAGGTATGTACGCTGCTGCTCCAGACATATCTCTTCTTGGACAACGAAGCGTTGGATTAGAGCAAGCACTACGTCTTGGCACTGGTAATAGACAGATGCTTAATCAACAGTTAACTGGTGGATTAAGAAATGCAATGTCAAGCGTTGGTTCTGATGCAATAGTTGCTCCAATTCTTGCAAGCCGTGGTTTTATGCCAGGAACCTCAAATTATAAAATGATGGTAGGTGAAACGGCTGGAGCGTTTAGATATTTAGGAATTGATAATGCTGCTGCAGCAAGTGCGTTAGCCAGTCTGCGTTCTGCGCCTACAGGAGCAGCGCTTTATAACCTTGGAATTAATACATATGATGCTGCTACTGGAAAATTTAAGTCTACTGGTGCTATTGCTAAAGAGTTAATGAGTACATTAACTGCAGGTAGAGGAGCAACTCCAGAGCAAATTGCTTTTGCTATTCAATCAGGAACTTTATCAGGAACTTTAACAGACTTGTTTGGAACAGGCGCTGAAAGAGACATAATGCAAGTTGCCATGATGGATATTGCAAAAGGCAAAAATCCAGACCTTGCAATGCGTGGAGAGAAAGAAGCCATTCCTATTCTTGAAGGTGTTGGGCAAATGAATTATGCTCAAACAAGATTATATGAAGCCTCAGAAGACAGAATGGTTGAAGGGTTTAACAGAGCAGCAAAAGTTGTTGATGCGTTCAATAGAGCAATGGAAAAAGTAGTTGGTCCACTTGCAGAACTAAAGGGAGTTATTCAAGGCGCTGGTGGAACAAACGTAGGAGAAGCCGTATCTACTGGTGTTCCTCTTATTGCTTCAGGATTAAAGGATATGGCTAAGTCATTAACCAGTCTTTTTCCAGGAATAGCAGGAGCAGGAATTGCTGCAGGTCTTGCAACGGTAGCAGCAGGATTTACTTCACTTACTGAGATTATGGATGACAAACCACAAGGTGGAGGGTCATCCGGTTATGGCGCATCATTTAATGCACAAAGATTGGGTGGAAAAGGCGGAGGTTTATACGCAGCACCAGGTGGCATGGTTACCGCAATGTTTGGCGCCCAAGATAACTCACTATGGGCATCTTCAGGAGGAAAACACACGGGTACAGATATTGCAATGCCAGTAGGAACTCCTGTAGAAGCAGCCATGGATGGCACAGTATCTAGCACAAATGCTGGAAATGAGTACGGTACTTCTATAGTGCTAGACCATGGGAATGGCTACCAAACTGTTTATGGTCATTTAAGTGAACGCCTAGTAAACCTTGGAGATAAAGTTTCAAAGGGACAAAAGATTGCAAAATCTGGAGATACAGGCAACTCAACAGGCCCACACCTTCACTACGAAGTTAGATTTGGACAAAACAATCCGGTAGACCCATCTTCTTTAAATACAGCGTACACAGCCACTGGAGTTAGCCCAATAGTTATTGAAAAAATGGGAAACAAATTATCAGGGTACATGGGCGCGAGCGCGAGCGCGGGAGCATCTGGTAATTACACAGGAAAAATGGGAACAGGAAGTCAAAATAATTGGGCATCTAAACTTCTTGGAAGTCTTGGAGCACCTGTTACTGATGCAAACGTTGCGGCTTTAACAACCTGGGCTCGATTTGAAGGCGGACATTGGAAAAACAGTGCAAGTTTTAACCCTTTAAATACAACTTTAGATTTGGGTGGAAATAAATCAATAAATAGCGTTGGAGTAAAGAAATACGGGTCATGGGAAGAAGGCTTAAACGCAACAGTTAAAACACTTCTTGGTAATCGTTCTTCTGAAAGAGGATACGCTGCAATTGTAGACGCGTTAAGAAGTAACGCGGGAACTTCAGCCGTATTATCTGCTGTAAATCAGTCTGCTTGGGTTCACGGAGAAGGCAAGGCAAGTAACTACAATTTCCCACGTGGTGGTGGCGGTCCTGCAATGATGCAGGCTATGGATTCTGGAGCAAAAACAGTAAATATTACTGTTACCTTTAATCAAGCAGATGAAACTTCTGCAATGAAGTTTGCTAAACAAGTCCAATCATACCTTGATAGAGAAAACAACAATGCAATGATGGGGAGTAACTAATGCCAGGTCCTTCTTATAACAACCCACAACTTGAATACACTAAAAATAAAAAGAATAATGAAACTGCTGCGCAGCGTTTAAAAACTGAGCGTGAAAAAGCAAAGGTTGCAGCAACAAACGCAAAAACTGCAGCGTCATTGAGAGACCAAATTTCTCAAAATAATAAAACTATAAATAATTTAAGTGCAATTATTAAAAGTGCAGAGATTACCAAAGCAGAGTATGTAACTCAGTACAATACTTTAACACGAAATTCTCTTAGTCCATCAAGTCCTGGAGGTGCAACCCAAACTTCAGGTGAGTTAGCAGCAATTGCTTCTTATCAAACTCTAATAACTGGAAGAGAACAGTTAATTAACAACTCAAAAAACAACATTAAAGATTTAAAGAATAAAAATGATGCTATTACAAAACAAATTAATTCAATCTATAACATTAAGGCGGTTGGTGATTACAATTTAAGCACTGGAAAAGTGACTACTACTTCAGGTAGTGGAGGTAATAAAAGCGGCGGCTCATCAGGTAATAAAAGAAAAGGAGAAGAACAGAAGCCAAAAGGACCGTATAAATACAACCTTCCCTTAATTAAACCAGCCAGATTTTCTACAGGTTCTTCAGCACCTCTTACATCCTCATTAGGTGATGCATCTAACTTGATTAATACTCCAGGATTTAATACAACTGATGCTGAAAATTATTGGAAAGAAAGTCCAGGCAGGGGAGTTCTTAGAGTAAACCGAGAGTGGATGAAGGCTATTTTAAACAGTACAACTACTGAAAAAGGAAACGTTCAAAAAGGAAACCTTGACCTAGTTAATGGAGCGTCAGTTCCTCAACGAACGCCCGACAAACAACTTTATGGGTTTAGGTTTTTATACAACCCAGAAAAAATACAAATGATTTACGATATAAACGCGGACTTACACCCTGGAATGATTGCCACTGGAAAAGACGTGTTTCTGCCTTTAACAAAATCAAGTAGTGCAGTCTCTTTAGACTTAGTTCTCAACCGCATGGAAGATATGAAATACAGAACTAATCCTAGTTTAGCAGTAAGAAGACAAGTTTATTTTGGCGGAGGAGAAACGGAAAGTCTTCTTCCAGATATAAAAGAAGTGCATGAAAAAGGAACAATGTATGACATGGAGTATATGTTTAAAACAATGAATGCTCCACATGCTACTTTTAATTCTACTTATAATGGAAAAACTGCAGATATGGGATTCATTCGTCCTACCATTCTTGAACTACATTTAGGAAATAGACTGCGTTATCCAGTTAGAGTAATAAGCCTTGCAGTTGAACATAAGATATTTGACCCAAGAATGGTTCCCATCTTTTCAATTGTTAGAATTACATTTGGCAGATTTATTGAATTTGAAAACAAAAGGGAAACAGGTGGCAGCGGTGGCGGGGGAAGGCAACAACTTAGATGATTTATTTAGATAGTCGTTATGCAGACGCTAGACTGTATCGTGCTTACGATTCAAGAACTGGTCAATATCCTGTAACGGTACTACGTCAGTATCCAACTTATACAGTGTCCTTTTCCTATCATGAGTGGACAGAGACAGACAGATTAGATGTTTTAGCGTTGAGATATTTAGGAAGTCCTTCTTTATGGTGGCAAATTATGGATGTAAATCCAGAAGTAATTGACCCGTTTGATATTCCTTATGGTACACAATTAAGGATTCCAAATGACTAATCAATATGCATTTGATAACTCATTTAAAGTTACCTATCCTGATTTTCCTGGATTTGAAGAAATTCCAAGCACAATTAGGTTAATTCAAAAATCAAGTCATCAGGATATAGTAGAAATACAGTACTTTAATGTTTCGTCTTTTTATCAAAATGCATTAAAACCTGGTTCTTTATTGAAAATAAATTGGATGAGTTCCTCAGTAAGAGGGCAGTTCTTTGGACAAGTTGTAAGTGTACTTCCTACAAAAACTTTTGGACAAAATAATCCTACAACCATTAAGGCTATTGGAACTGGGTTGTCTTTAAAAGAAAGCACACCAAAGATATGGTTAAACAAAACTGCTTCTGAAATTGTTCAAGAAATTGCTAAAAAGTTTAAATTAAAACCAATAGTGTCTCCAACAAAAGTTAGATTAACTCAAGAGTCAATGGTTGGTCAAACCTATTGGCAAAAATTAAGAGAACTAGCAAACAAATCGGGGTACGTGTTTCATGTATTCGAAACAGAACTCTATTTTGTTCCTTTTGATACTATGATAAACACTTTTATGGGAAGTATTCCTTTCCTATCTCTTGAAACAAACTATGGAGATGGATATGACAATATCTATCAATCTAATCTTTTAGAATTTAAAACCGAAAGTTCTACAATCCCATCAGAGTCAAGGTATTCAAATAGAACAAAAAATATAATGGGAATTGACCCATTTACTGGTAAAGTTTTTACTCATAAAACTTCTCCATCTGAGGTTGGTAAAGCATTAAGAAAGAACACCACTACTCAAGTGTTCTCCGAACAGATGTTTGGAGTGACTGTGGGAAGCAAAGCGCTCGCAGAAAGTAGAGCAAAATCTGAAGCAATGGTTTCTTCGTTTAGTGAACATGCCAAGGGCACGGCTCAAGGTGACCCAAGAATATCTCCTTTTAAAACTATTCATGTAGACGGAACGGGAAATTCCACAGATGGTTTTTGGATGGTAAAAGACGCTGAACACTTTATGACACATGACGGCAGATACACAGTTGACTTTTCTTGTATGACTGATGGAACTGGTAACAACAAAACTTCATCATTTAGACAGACTCCAACTAAAAGTGTTGCTGTAAGAAACGTTGCCTATGAACTAGCCTCTGGATTGCAGACAAAACCATCAGTAACTAAACTTAATTCAAATAGGTTGTTAATAAAACAATCTGACAATGGTATACAGTTAAAACAAAGAAAATGGATAGGTAAATAATGGCTACAAGAGAAACCGCTATATCTCTTCCATTTTCCATAAACCCATATGGAAGAGTTGGAACAACGATTGAACAGCCTAAAATCTGGCAAGATAGAGTCAGGTCCGTGATAGGCACTTACTTAGGTGAAAGAGTGATGCGTCCAAACTTTGGGGCTGACGTAGTTGACGCTGTTTTTGAAAACTCAGGAGAAGCCGAATTGATTGTACAAAACGAGACTAGGAAGGCATTTGAAAGGTATCTACCAACCCTAAATTTGGTAGAAGTTATACCTCATTATGACGAAGAGACAGGCATATTAGAGACAGAGATAGTCTACTCATTGCCAGACGCACGAATTGAAGACGTAACAAGCACTACAATAGGCTTAGTAAGAATTGCAGGAAACTTACCCCCAATTCAGGAGAAACTATGACAATAACGCCAGCCTCTAATATCCCTGTATCGGTTGATTACACCAGTAAGGATTATTACTCAATTCGTGAAGAGTTGATAGAAAGAATTCAAGACCGAATTCCAGATTGGAAAGCAAGTGACCCAGCAGACTTTGGTGTTGCTCTTGTAGAAGCCTTTGCTTATGTTTCCGACATACTTTCATACTATATTGACAGAAACGCCAATGAAGCGTTTATAACCACGGCAAGTCAAAGAGATAGCGTTCTTAACATTGCTCGTAACTATGGTTATACCCCTGCTGGTTACAGGCAGGCTCTAGTCGAATTAACTTTCACTAACACCTCTGCAACTGAGGTAACCTTGCCTGAAGGTACAGTTGTTTCTGGCGATGTTGTAATAGATGACACAGTAAACACCATTTATTTTACAACCGTTGCAGACGCCGTAGTTGCAGAACAAATAGGGTCATCTCCAGGAGAAACAACAGTAACTGCTGCAGAAGGTCGTTCAGTAGTTCTTGTATCCGATGATGCAACCACAAATGGAGAGTTAATAGGTACCTCTACAGGCATTCCTGCAATGTCGTTTGAATTAGGAGAAACACCTGTAGTAGAAGACTCTATTGAGGTGTATGTACAAGACGGTGTTCTGTTTGTAAAATGGACAGAGGTTCAACATCTTTCAGATTACGGACCAAATGACCAAGTTTATGTAACCTCACTTGATGAGGATGATGTTGTAACAATTAAATTTGGAGATGGAGTTTCTGGAGCAATACCAACTCTCTATTCAGAGATTAGAGCAAAGTATACAGTTGGCGGTGGAAACGCTGGAAACGTTGATGCCGACACACTAGACACACTTGTATACGTTCCTGGGTTATCTGAAGTTCAAATTACGGCCCTTCAAGCAGATATTTCAGTTGCTAATGGGGATGTTGCATTTGCTGGTGCAGACCCAGAGTCAACGGAACAAATACGAACTGCTGCTCCATTAACTTTGCGTGCTAACAACAGAGCAGTAACATTAAACGATTTTGCAAATCTTGCTCTTTCAGTAACTGGAATTGGAAAAGCAAATGCAACTGCAGCAGTTTGGACTTCAGTAACTGTTTACATAGCACCAACAAGAACTGCAACAGATGTTGACGCTGCTCCAGGTTTAGATGAACTGGGAGACCCAACGGCAGAATTCGATAGATTACAAACAGACTTAGAGACCTTCTACGAAGGTAAAACGTTAATTGGAACTTCAGTAACTATATCTCCTCCAGTATACGTAGATGTAAATGTAACTATTCAATATACCAAGTTGAACCAATACACTACAACAGAGATTGAAACCGCAATTAAAGAGAAGATGGTTACAGCCTTTGGTTATGCCAATCTATTCTTTGAAGAAACAATTAACTCTGGAGACCTTGAGTTTGAATTACTTCAAATTCCTGGAATTCAAGTTGCTCGTGTAACTCAACTTTACAGAACTGGAAGCGGAGCCGCTCTTACAACGCTGCAAGGCGACCCAGATGAAATCTTCCGCTTTACAGAGGACAACTTAAGTATTGGTGAAATCTAGTAATGGATTTTGAGCGAACACTACCTGGCATATACAGAGCAGTCGTTCACGATAACAGAGACCCTAAAAAGTTACGAAGATTAAAAGTTAAGGTCACTGCAACAGGTGAACAGATTACTAACTGGATTTGGCCTGTAATCTCAACCAAACGTCCACCCGCAATTGGCACTGGCGTATACGTCATGTATGTAGGAGGAGACCCTGAATATCCTGTATGGATAGGTGAGTTTGGTGAAAAACCGCAAGGAGTCTTTGCTTATGGTTCTTGGTTTAGCACCCAAGACCAAACAGCCTCAGTCAATACTGAAAAAATTATGACAGTAAACAGCATTGACTTTTCTGAAGGAATCTCGGTTGTAGATACTTCAAAATTTACTGTTGCCGAAACTGGAACATACAACCTTCAATTCTCGGCTCAGTTTCACCATAGAACTGGTGGTGGAGGAGGCTCTGGAAGTAACGCTTATGTTTGGTTAAAAAAGAATGGGTCAACGGTTGCAAACTCTTCTACCTCTTTAAATATTGGAAGCGGTAACTATGCTGTAGCGGCATGGAATTTCTTTGTAAAACTCAAATACAACGAATACGTTCAACTAGCCTGGTCTACAACAACTACCAATATTGCCCTTGAAGCAAATGGGGCAACCTCTCCCTCACCAGCCATACCCTCATTGATAGTGACTATGAACCAGATAGCCTGAGTTCAGCAGGTAAATAGGGGGCAAACCTAAGAAAATAGACCGATAGGTCTGAAAGGAAGTCAACGTGACAGCATCGTATCCCTCATCGGTGAAGTCGTTTACCACTAAGGTAGACTTTACTGACACCGTTCTTGCGGCGCACGTAAATGACCTGCAAGACGAAGTAAACTCTATTGAAGCCACTTTAGGCTCTAGCATTAAGACAGGCTCAGGATGGGCTGGGGCTGCAGACTTTGCTACAACAAACTGGAACACAGTAAAAGATAGAATAACTAACTTAGAATACGTAGCAAAAATTGCATACGATGCCCGTAATCCTGTTGGAGGAACTACTGGTCAAGTTCTTGTTAAGAACTCCTCTACCAACTATGACTATTCATGGACAACCTTTACAGGTCTGCCATCTCAAACTAGCAACAATGGATACTTTTTAACTACTGATGGTTCATCAGCGTCTTGGGCTGCTATTAGTCAGGTACCGTCTCAGTCAACTCATGCAGGAAAGTTTTTAACGACAGATGGAACTATTGCATCTTGGGCTACCGTATCAACTAGCGGTGGTGGGTCTGTAACCGATACCCTAATGTTAATGGGAGCATAAAAAGGAGCCACATAAGTGGGAAATTACGGTAACTTTGTTTACGGTGGCGGCAAATATGGAGCAACTCCAAAACTTGCGTACTCCGTTGAACCTATGTCAATTACGGTTCTTGATTATGACCGAACTTTAGTTGAATGGCAATCACCTACTGGTGACTTTACCCGTTGGAGATTGGTACGCAGTCAAACAGGTTATCCAGAGAATGAAGAAGACGGCGTTATTGTTTATGAAGAGTTTGCTACTGAAGGTAATGTAACACGCCTATCGTTTGTAGACAGTGATGATGCAGAAGACCCAATAGTTGCTATTGACCCAGGTCGTCAAATTTATTATAGATTCTTTTTATACATCGATACAGAGTATTGGGTTGTTGCTGGACAAGTAACTGACACGGTTCCTTCAGACCATGATGCCCAAAAAAAACTTATGGACATTATTCCAAAAGTTTACACTAGTGAAGTCCAGAGTCCTCTAGGAGTTACTGATACCGCATCAGATTTGTATAAGTTTATGGACGGCGTTTCATTTACGGTAGACCAACTATTGACACAGATTGATGTGCTAAAACCAAACCATTCATCAGAGAACACTCCTGCGTCCTTGTTACCCATTGAACTATTGAACTCAGGATTTACAACAGAAAGTAATATTCCAGTTAAGTATCAGAAAAAACTGGCAAGAGATGCGTTCTTTCTTTACTCTAATCGAGGTTTGCAATCAGGCCTTGAAGCCTACATAGAAGACCTAACAGGTTTTGCCCCAACAATTACAGTATCTCCAAATCTACTACTGACAATTCAAGACTCAACATTTTTAGAAACCATAGGTAACTGGCAAACATCTACAACAACTCTTACATCTGTAACAGAACAGGTGCCAGACATAAACACCTACACAATTGATGAGGACTACACAGGCAAGGCTATTGCTGCATCTGGTGCTTCCTTTATAACTTTGGGTGCAAATGACCCAATAGGCAAAGGAATCCCTGTAACTGCAGAAACAGACTTTACCTTTGGATATAAATATAAGTCACCTGCAAGCGCAGGAAGCGTAAGACTAATAGTTAAGTTCTATGACAAAGATGGAACAGACTTAGCAGCAGACTTTACTGGAACTTTAAATGCCGCCAATAACACGTGGCAAACATCTTGGGAAACAACTGAAACACCAGCCGATGCTGTGTACGCTTCTCTAAAGGTGACTTTTAGTGCAGCAGGAACTTACTATCTAGACCAGTTCTATGCTGAAAACGGTGAGAACTTAGATAACACATCATTCCAAGAGGCTCGTGCCGTAAACATCTTTTTACTTCCTAGTAAAACTAATTACATACAAAATCCTTCATTCGAAGATAACTCAAATACTTGGACAATAACGGCTGCGGCTAACGTAAGAGAAGTTGAGACTCCTGACAGTGTAGGTGCAGGTGATGATTCTCTAAAATTAACTTTAACTACAGGTGCAATATTAGAAACAGACACAGGTGCTATTCCATCAACAGGCTTAGATAAGTATTACACACTTTCGTTTTACGCCAAAGCAAGTGCTGCAGTAGATGTAGATGTGACGCTAACACCAAATGATGATGGAACTCCTACAACTGGAGAAGAGATTGAAACCTTTACCTTGTCAACTGATTGGGAGCGTTACACAATCACAGCGTTCGTAGATAATGCGGATGTAGCAGGAGAACTCACTTACACAATAAACTTAGACTTTGATACGGCCTCTGGAGTGTACGCATGGGTAGATGCGTTCCAATTAGAACAAAGTTTTAAAGCAACAGACTACTTTGACGGTAGCCTATCCAGTCAGTTTGGCGTTGTATGGGAAGGCACAGCCCACGAGTCAACCTCTCACGCTTATGTAAACAAGGCCATCAAGTTACCTCGTCTATCTCAAACGCTAGATTCTTGGGTTCCTGCAAATTGCTATTGGAGACTGTCCACCTACGCCGGAGTTGAGTACACCAGACTATCGGTATAGGATGACCCTATGACCGATATCTTGATTACTGTTCTACTAGTTGCACTTGCAGTTACCTATGTGTTGGAGTTACTTGACTTAACCATTCTTGGTGCATGGATAGGTAAATCAAATATAAACATCTTTTTTGCACCTCCTTTAAGTCTTGGGGGCCTTTATTTGCTCAGTGGCTTAAACCTCAATTTGGTGGTTTTAGTACCAGCCGCTACATTCGTTTCATTGGCGCTAGCCAAGTATTTAAATAAACCGACAGTGGTTCAACAGAGGTTACCACGTCTATAGGAGGGGTTATGAAGAGGATAATTGTTTTGCCATTTAAGGATGGCGATATCCAAGATGGAATGCGTAGGTTAATACAGTTAACCCCAGAAGCGGTAGTTGTTTTTCCAGTAGTGGAACTGCCGATGTTTACTGAATCTATGATAAAAATTCTTGAAGAAACTAATGCAAAATATCATTTGTTCTTTACTGATGGAAATGACGACATCGATAGCCTAGTTTTAAAAGCACATGATTTAACTATGTGCAATAACCCAATAAGAGAAATTACAAGAGAGATAACCGCCGAAGATATTCTTGCAATGGTTTGGGAAGATAGCATCGAGGCTCACTTGACTCTTCATGCAGTTGAGGACTTGGCTATAGAGACTTGGAATATCGAAGATGGCCTTGAGCCAATCGAAGTGGAGTTTGACGATGACGATGAGTCTGACGTGCTCTATGAAGAAATGCAGGATGCCCTTTCCAATTTCATCGAATCCTTTGCTACCTACATCACCAATGGCGTTCTAAACACCCTCTCAAAGGCCGTACAAGAGCGCATAAAAGAGGATATGGGCAAAAAGGATGTTGACCCCTTCGGTAAGTAACATAACCCCGTGAAAATACCGCAGGAGGCGTTTACCGCCCAATTAACCGATTATCAGTTCCGACTACTGGTCGTTCTATGCCGTTTTGCGGGCTCCAAAGGCCGTTTTAAGGCCTCAGTAGATGTACTGGGTAGAGAGACTGACAAGAAGTCCGACAAGACCGTCAGAAGGGCCCTTAAAGCCCTAGAACAGAAGGGCCTTGTTTCTCTTTCAAAGACACGTCGTGCCAATGGGTTTAATAGCCTATTGATGATTGAGATAAGGGACGCAAATTACCGCACTGTAGAGACCGAAGGGGACGCAAATTACCGCACCTCACATGACTATGTGACTATTAGTTCACGTGATACTAACCAGTTAGTAGTACCTACTAGTCAATCTAGTAATCAATTAAAAGAGTTTAGAAACACCGAAGGTGTTTCACTAAAGGAAGTGAAGGTTCCTATGAAAGGCTATGACGATGGCGACGAATTGGCAGGATTTGGTCTTATTGAGCCAAAGGATGCTCCTACGCAGAAAATCTCAAAGCGCGACCCAAAGACCCGTGGGAAGAGACCAGAGCATGAGTGGACCCCAATGGATGTCGCTGCAGAATTTTCTTTTAGGGTTGGGCGTAAGTACCCCCTACTTCCAGGAACCGTCAATGTCCGAGCCCTCTCAGGAGCGCTCTCAAAATTCAGAAAGCAATACGGAACAACCGCTCTCGTAGAACTTGAGTTGCTTCGTTTGTTTATGGCAGACGAAAGAAACTTCAAACAGATTGGCGATGAGGCTCCAAGTCTTTATAAACTTTATCTTGCATCTTTTGGAAAGAAGATGAATCAAGCAAGAGAGAACTTAGGATTGCACCGAGTTTCTAAAGAGAAAACTCCTACTGCTAAGATGGCTACCGTAACTGCAAGTGATGGCAAAGAGTTTCAAAACTCAATGTCTGGTAGAGCACAGTTAGAGCGTTACGAACAGAGGTTGAGGGGAGCAAAATAGTGTACGACGTGAATCAATTGTCGTCTATGAAAAAGCATTGGCTTTTGCGTACTTCGAATATCCCACGTCGCTTTCTTGGTCTTGAAACTAAAGACATAGTTGAGCGTTCTGGTGAATTGCCTTCACAATACGACCAGTGGATTGATGATGTTGCTAATGGTCTTGTTATAAAGCAGGTTGGCAACATTGGTACAACTGGTGTCGGTATGCTTTTTGATGGAGGGCCCGGAATTGGCAAAA